GAAACCGAATGATATGAGTGATTTTATCGTTACTGAAAGTGGTGAAGTTTATGATGAAAATGGTCGTGTCCCATCTAGATATCAAAAGTATGGTTTAAGGGGGCAAAAATATGAGGTTTGTAAATATGGTGCGATTCATAGATTAGTTGCATCTCGCCATATTCCAAATCCAGAAAATAAAACCGAAGTTCATCATAAAGATGAAAACGTGAAAAACAATCACGTTTCAAATTTAATGTGGGTTACTCCTGCTGAAAATAATGCTCTCAGTGGATGTTGTTATGAGTTTATTATTTTACATAATAATGAAAAATATATAACTCAAAATATATCACGTTTTTGTGAGAAGTTTAATCTTGATAGACGTGCTTTAAGTAAAACATCGCCAGATAGTAAAGCAAAAGAAAAACGCAAACACCATAAAGGTTATTCAATTATTAAAAAGAAGGAATTACCTTTATGTGAAAGAATACTTGAGAATTTATCCATTCCATACATAGAGAAAACTGAATAAATAATAATACCTGTGTGGTTCGCATCTATCAGGTGGAAAGGTGTCTTCGGACACCTTTTCTTGTATAAATAGTATTGCGAACCAACACAGAGTAGAAATGGAAGATTACTACGTGTATTTTTATCTACGTCCAGATAGATATTCTCCATATTATGTGGGAAAAGGTATGGGAAAACGTGCCTATCAAAAACATATAAATGTTGATTTGCCTCCAATAGAAAGAATAGAGATTATAAAAGATAATCTAACGGAACAAGAAGCACTTGATTTAGAAAAAACATTAATAAAGTTTTATGGTGTAAAAAGATTAGGTGGTTTGTTAGAAAATGTTAGAAGAACAGGTCAAAGTCAAGTTCATACTGAAGAGCATAAAAGAAACATTAGTAAATCTATGAAAGGAAAAACACCCTGGAATAAAGGTGTAAAGATTACTGATAAAAAAGTATTGGATAATTATAAACGTGGAAATATTGGAAAAGGAAAAAAATCTAAACCATTTACTTTGGAAGGAATAACATATTCTTCGCAAAAAGAATGTGCTAAAGTTTATGGAGTATCTGATAGGGCTATTAGATTGTGGTTGAAAGAAAATAAAGTTCCTAAACATAGAAGAATGTATTCTTGATGTTTTTGTGATGTAAAAACCATAACAATAGGTTCGGTTTTTACTTTGCTTTTATTTTTTGTTTTATGGTTAAATAGTATTGATCGCCTTATTGGGATCACACAATCAAACCTCGCTTTTAAAGGAGCTACCATAATGACTAACCTTGCAACTTCTAGGTTTACATCTGCGGATCTTCCTGCCTTGATGGACAGGATTACACGTAATAGCATTGGAATGGATGAATATTTTGATCGTATTTTTAAGATTCACGAGACGACTTCTAATTACCCACCATATAATCTTGTTCAAATCAGTAACGTAGAATCAAGATTAGAACTTGCACTTGCTGGATTTAAAAAGGAGGAAGTACATGTATACACAGAGTATGGAAAACTTTTTGTCGAAGGGCAAAAAGAGGATAAAGAGTCTGATACCCAATACATCCATAAGGGATTGGCTCAACGATCTTTCAAGAGATCATGGACATTATCTGACGACACAACAATCAAAGAGGTCACATTTGAAGATGGACTATTGAATGTAACTCTTGGTAAGATTATTCCAGAACATCATGCTCGTAAAGATTATCTATAAATATATTTGAATATCGTCGGCGCTTGGGAGGCAACTGGCAAAATCCAGTTGACACCTCCCCCTTTTTTTGCTAAAATGAGATTAAGGAAATTATCTGAGCATGTCAACTAAATTAGCATTGTTAAAGTCTGGAGATTACATTATTTCTGACGCAAAAGAACTTGTTTCTGATGAAAAGCCATGTGGATACTTGTTTTCTAATCCACATAAAGTTATTTTGAATTCGCCAGTACTTTTGACCGAAAGTACTAATGAAGATTCTGAAAATGTTGTCAGTATAACTTTATCTCCATGGATTATTTTATCCGAAGATAAAGATGTTATTGTCACCCCAGATTGGGTTATAACTGTAGTAGAACCTATCAGTTCTTTAAAGCAAATGTTTGAGGAGAAAGTAAATGGAAAAGAATGTGAAGTGTCTCTTGTTGAAAGTTGATACTGTATTAATAACTGAAGTAATTGAAATTGATGCTGAGATTGGAGATCCAAATTGTAAATTAATTAATCCTTGCCAATGGAAAAAGAAAGAATCTTCTGATGAATTTTATCTGGAACCATGGTTAGAAGCAACAAATCAAAAAGAACTTATGATTAGATCTGAAGATATTTTAACAATCGCAGATCCGAGTGCAGAAGTTATTGAAAAGTATCTTGAATTTACTAAATAATGCGTTTTTATACTAACGTTCAAATGGTCGGGGACAACTTTCTTGTCCGTGGTTATGAAGATGGCAAACACTTTATGACCCGCGAAAAGTTCAACCCGACTCTTTTTGTCCCTGCGAATAAGAAAACTAAATACCAAACATTAACTGGAGAATATGTAGAATCAGTTCAACCTGGATCTGTCCGTGACTGTAGGGAGTTCGTTAAAAAATATGAGAATGTAGAAAACTTTAAAATCTTCGGAAATACGCAATACATCTATCAGTATATTTCTGATATGTACCCTGAAGAAGAATTAAAGTTTGACATTAATAAGATTAAAGTAACTACAATTGATATTGAGGTTGCTTCTGAAAATGGATTCCCTGATGTAGAATCTGCTGCAGAGGAAGTTCTTCTGATTACTATTCAGGATTATTCTTCAAAACAAATTCACACTTGGGGTAAAGGTCCCTTTCAAAACAAACAGAAGAATGTAAACTATCGTTCTTTTTCTACAGAATATGATCTCCTGAACGATTTCATTAATTGGTGGATGATTGAATCTAACACTCCTGAAGTTGTGACTGGATGGAATAGTAAACTGTACGATATTCCATATCTCGTTCGTAGAATTGATAGGGTTCTCGGTGAGAAACTGATGAAACGTTTATCACCATGGGGTCTTGTTACTGAAGACGAAACTTATATCTCTGGACGTAAACATCTTTGTTATGATATTGGTGGAATCTCACAGTTAGACTATCTTGATCTTTATAAGAAATTTACTTATAAGGCACAGGAATCTTATCGCCTGGATTATATTGCCGAAGTTGAGCTCAAGCAGAAGAAACTCGATCACTCTGAATTTGATACGTTCAAAGACTTCTATACCAAAGGTTGGCAGAAGTTTGTAGAGTACAACATCAAGGACGTGGAACTTGTTGACCGTTTGGAAGACAAGATGAAACTGATTGAACTTGCTCTCACGATGGCATACGACGCCAAGGCAAACTATGAGGATGTGTTTTCTCAAGTTCGCATGTGGGATACAATCATCTATAACTATCTAAAGAAAAGGAATATCGTTATTCCTCCTAAAGAGCGTTCTGATAAAGATACGAAGTATGAGGGTGCTTATGTAAAGGAACCTATTCCTGGAATGTATGAATGGGTTGTGAGTTTTGACTTGAACTCTCTATATCCTCACCTGATCATGCAATACAACATTTCTCCAGAAACTCTTTTGGAAGAAAGGCATCCAACTGTAACTGTAGACAAAATTCTGAATAAAGATCTTACATTTGAACTTTATAAGGACTATGCAGTTTGTGCAAATGGTGCGATGTATCGTAAAGATGTTCGTGGATTTCTTCCAGAGTTAATGGAGAAGATCTATAATGAACGTGTGATCTTTAAGAAGAAAATGCTTGCGGCAGAACAAGAATACGAAAAGACCAAGAATAAAGAATTGGTTAAAGAGATTGCTCGCTGCAATAATATCCAGATGGCACGCAAGATTCAATTAAACTCTGCCTATGGTGCAATTGGTAATCAGTATTTTCGTTATTTTAAACTTGCAAATGCTGAAGCAATTACACTTTCTGGTCAAGTTTCAATTAACTGGATCATGAATAAAGTAAATGTTTACTTGAACAAAATTCTTAAGAGTACAGATGTTGATTACGTTATTGCTTCGGATACTGATTCTCTTTACGTTAATATGGGTCCTCTGGTTGAAACTGTATTCAAAGGAAGAGAAAAAACTACTCAAGGCGTTGTTTCATTCCTTGATAAGGTCTGTAAGGTGGAATTTGAAAAGTATATTGAAAGTTCTTACCAAGAATTGGCGGAGTATGTGAATGCTTATGATCAAAAAATGATCATGAAGCGTGAGTGTATTGCTGAGCGTGGTATCTGGACTGCAAAAAAGCGATACATTTTAAGTGTATGGGATAGTGAAGGTGTTCGTTATGAAGAATCTAAACTGAAGATCAAGGGTATTGAGGCAATCAAATCTTCTACTCCTGCACCTTGTCGTAAGATGCTGAAAGAATCTTTTAATATCTTAATGAGTGGCACTGAGGATGACATGATTCATTTTATTGATAAGTGTCGGGAAGAGTTTAAATCTCTTCCTCCAGAGCAAATTGCATTTCCTAGAACTGCTTCTGATGTTCGTAAATATCATTCATCTTCCAGTATCTACGCTCCTAAAACTCCGATTCAAGTTCGCGGTGCATTATTGTTTAACTATTATGTAAAACAGAAAAATCTTACTAATAAGTATTCTCTGATTAATAATGGTGAAAAAGTTAAGTTCTTATTTTTGAAGAAACCAAATATTATTCAGGAAAATGTAATTTCTTTTATTCAACAGTTTCCTACAGAACTTGGTCTTGACAAATATATTGATTATGAACTACAATTTGAAAAGGCATTCTTGGATCCACTCAAAACAATTCTGAATATTATTGGGTGGAAAGAAGAAAAAACTGCAAACCTTGAATCATTTTTTTGCTGATGGATTTACCTATTAACGACGAAGAACTAAACACTATTATTAGTGCATTAACTTTGGGTGGAGATACTGCACTTTATCAAAAATTAAAGTTAGTTAGACATCTTAAAGACCAAGGTTTGCCCTATAAAAAAATACTTCGTGAAGAGTATGGAATGATGGCATGATAAAATTACCAATAACAGATAAAGAATTTACTATTATCATGGAATTATTGGAAAAGCATAAAGACAAGTATAAAGACTTGTATGCAAAATTATGGTCGTTTAAATTTCAAAGGAATACAAAAAATGGATTTTCTTAAAGATATTGTAAAAGAAATCGGTGGTGAGTACACACAACTTGCTTCTGATATTGATGAGACTGAGACTTATGTTGATACAGGTTCGTACATTTTTAATGCACTGGTTTCAGGTAGTATATTTGGTGGCGTATCTGGGAATAAGATTACTGCTATTGCTGGAGAGTCTTCTACTGGAAAGACTTTCTTCAGCCTCGCTGTTGTTAAGAATTTTCTTGATACCAATCCCGATGGTTATTGCCTCTACTTTGATACTGAAGCTGCTATTACCAAATCTCTCCTAGAATCTCGTGGAATTGATACTTCTCGTCTTGTGGTTGTTAATGTTGTTACTGTTGAAGAATTTCGCGGAACGGCGCTCAAGGCAGTAGACTTGTACATGAAAAAACCAGAAGCGGAGCGCAAACCTTGCATTTTTGTGCTAGACTCTTTGGGGATGCTTTCTACGAGTAAGGAAATTAATGATGCATTGAATGACAAAGAAGTTCGGGACATGACAAAATCTCAACTTATTAAAGGTGCATTCCGTATGCTTACCCTTAAACTTGGGCAAGCAAAAATTCCAATGATTGTAACCAATCATACTTATGATGTTATCGGTGCTTACGTTCCTACTAAAGAAATGGGCGGCGGTAGTGGTCTTAAGTATGCTGCTTCTACTATTGTATATCTTAGTAAGAAAAAAGAAAAAGATGGAACAGAAATTGTTGGAAACATTATTAAAGCAAAAACTGCTAAGTCACGTTTGAGTAAGGAAAACAAAGATGTTGAAGTTCGTCTTTATTATGATGAGCGTGGTCTTGATCGTTATTATGGATTACTTGAACTTGGTGAAACTGTAGGAATGTGGAAAAATGTTGCTGGTCGTTATGAAATTAATGGTAAAAAAATATATGGAAAAGAGATTTTAAAAAATCCTGACCAATATTTTACAGAAGAAGTAATGCAGCAACTTGATGCTGCCGCAAAACAACAATTCTCTTATGGAACGAATTGAGACAACCATTCTCAGAAATTTAGTATTTAATGAAGATTACTCGCGCAAGGTCATACCTTTCATTCAACCAGATTATTTTGAGCAAAAGATCGAAAAGATCATTTTTGAAGAGATTGTTAAATTCATTGTCAAGTATGGTTCAGCAATTACAATCGAAGCACTTAACATTGAGGTAGAAAATCGCACAGATTTGACTGAAGATCAAATTAAAGGAATCCGAGAAATTAATAAATCTTTGAATGATTTTCCAGTAGATAAGCAATGGTTAATCGATACAACTGAAAAGTGGTGTCGTGATCGTGCTATTTACTTGGCACTTATGGAGTCTATTCATATTGCCGATGGGAATAATGATAAAAAGAATCGGGATGCAATTCCTAATATTCTTTCAGATGCTCTTGCAGTATCTTTCGATAATAATATTGGGCATGACTATTTACAAAATTATGAAGAACGATACGAGTTTTACCACAGAAAAGAAGACAAAATTGAATTTGATCTTGAATATTTTAACAAAATTACAAAAGGTGGTCTCCCTAATAAAACTCTTAACATCGCACTTGCTGGTACTGGCGTTGGAAAATCTCTATTCATGTGTCATGTGGCCAGTTCAGTCTTGCTTCAAGGGCGGAATGTTTTGTACATTACGTTGGAAATGGCAGAAGAACGTATTGCTGAAAGAATTGACGCAAACCTTCTGAATGTACCAATTCAACAATTAATTGATCTTCCACGTTCATCATTTGAAAATAAGGTAAATGGTATTGTAAAAAAAACACAGGGATCTTTAATTATTAAGGAGTATCCAACTGCTTCCGCACATTCTGGACATTTTAAGGCACTTTTGAATGAATTGTCTTTGAAGAAGTCATTTAAACCTGATATTATTTTTATTGATTATCTCAATATTTGTGCTTCTTCTAGACACAAGGCAAATAGTTCGGTAAACTCATATTCTTATATTAAGGCAATTGCAGAAGAACTTCGCGGTCTTGCGGTTGAGTTTAATGTACCAATTGTTTCTGCTACTCAAACTACTCGTAGTGGATATGGTAACTCTGATGTTGAACTTACTGATACTTCAGAATCCTTTGGACTTCCTGCTACCGCGGATCTTATGTTTGCACTTATTAGCACAGAAGAACTTGAGCAATTGGGGCAGATTATGGTAAAACAATTAAAGAATCGTTATAATGATCCTACTATTTACAAACGCTTTATTGTAGGTATTGATAGGGCAAAAATGAGATTATATGATTGTGAGCAGACTGCCCAAAAGGACATACTTGACAGCGGGCAGGATGATGAGTATAATGATTACAAAGACAAGAAACCTAAAAAATCGTTTGAGGGATTTAAATTTTAATGGAAACTACAAAACACGTTGATTTTGATAAGTATGCTGAGTTTGTGGATGCCGTAACTTCTGATGCATCTAAAGACTTTGTTGCTCTTTCTGATCGCTTAGTTGCACTTGATGAAAAAGGTGCAAACATTGAGCGTCTTCTGACTGCTTCTGTTGGTATCAATGCTGAAGGTGGTGAGTTTATGGAAATCGTCAAAAAGATGGTGTTCCAAGGTAAACCTTACAGCGAAGATAATCGTGAGCACCTGATTATTGAACTCGGTGATATTATGTGGTATGTTGCTCAAGCATGTATGGCACTTGGAGTTAGTATTGATGATGTAGTTGCCCGCAATGTTCAAAAACTTCTCAAGCGTTATCCTGAAGGTGCGTTTGATGTTTATTTCTCCGAAAACCGTGCTGCTGACGATCGATGACTAAAGAAAAACAAGTAACAATTAAAATGGATGTTCGTTCTGCTGCCGCAGTTCGTCAAATTCTCTTTGAGTCTCAAAAAGGATATACCTATAATTTAGAAAGTGTTCCTCCACGTATCTCTGATATTCGTGCAGTAATTCAAAATCTTGATGATGGTATTGGTGCTTTTCTTGGTGTTTAATAAATAATTTAAAAAAATGTCTCTGATTGGCAAAAGAAAAGGAAGACCAACCACAAGAATGCAACTTGATGTTATTCTTAAAAGATTTATTGTCTTCCTTAAAAGAGAACTTCGTTTAACATATGACATTCCATATATACTCATAGACGATTCTGATTTTGCCAAAAAAAATATGACTTTTGGTATGATGAATGGGGAAATACTTTATATTAGTATTATTAACCGCCATCCTATAGATATATTGAGAACAGTATCCCATGAATTTGTACATTACAAACAAGTTATGGATGGTAAAAGAATCTCATCAAATCCTGGAAGTCCTTCCGAAAACGAAGCAAATGCAAAAGCAGGAGAAATCATAAGAAAATATAGTAAACTTCATCCAGAATTATTTGATCTAATGTCAATTAGATAATATAATTCTTTTATTGGGGATATAGCTCAGTTGGTAGAGCGCGGTCTTTGCAAGGCTGATGTCAGGAGTTCGAGTCTCCTTATCTCCACTTTACTAAATACTTTATATTGTGTGTAGAAGTATACTTATATAAAGTAATGAAATTATTTTCAACATTTATTACAGAGGCAACCGCAGCTTCCCAACAAGCAAAAAGATTGGGTCTTGTTGGTGATGGTCATGGTGGTTGGTATAATAGAGCAACTGGTGAATTTGAAGCAAAAACAGTTGGCGGTGGATTGCAGTATTATAATAAGAGGCAAAACATATCTGGAAAAGATCCAGCACAGACACCAAGAGAAAAACAAATTGCCTCTCCTGGGTATAATGATCCTGCGATGAAGCAGCAAATTCAGCAGGTTCAACAAATACCTCAAGAGCAGGTTCCCCAAGAAGAAATTCCTCAAGAGCAAATACCCCAAGAAGAAATACCACAAGAACAAGTTCCTCAAAGTTTTCTCCCAGTTGAAAAAACAAAAGGAACTTTGACGATTGTTTTTGGTAGATTTAATCCTCCCACAATCGCACATCAAGAATTGATGGATGCTGCGGCACAAGTTGCATCAGAAGAAGGTAGTGAATATGTTATAGTTCCTTCACGTAGTTTTGATCCTAAAAAGAATCCATTGGATCCTGATACGAAAATATTTTTTATGAGAAAATTATTTCCAGATCATGGAGAAAGGATTATAAATGATCCCAATCAGATTACAATTTTTGATACTCTTAAAAAAGCGCATAATGATGGTTATTCATCTATAAGAATTATATGTGGAACTACGAGAGTAAAAGAATTTGAAAATCTGGCAAATAATTATAATGGACAGTTATATTTGTTTGATATGATTGAAGTTTTACCTGTTGGGGAAATTGATGCTGATGGTAAAGAAGTGGATGGAATAACTTCATCAAGATTAAGACTTGCTGCTGCGGAAGGAGATCTCGTTACATTCAGAAATTTAATACCTCAGTCAATACCAAGAAAAGAAATTATTCAACTTTTTGATTTAGTTCGTCAAGGTATGGGAATTGAAGAAATACAACAAGAAGGATATAACTTATGGGAAATTGCACCAAAGTTTGATTTACAATCATTGAGAGAAAATTATGTTTCTGGAAATATTTTTAAAGTTGGTACTATAGTTGAAAATTTAAATACTGGTCTTTCTGGAAGAATTATTCGTAGAGGAACTAATTATTTAATTTGTGTTACTGAAGATGGTATGATGTTTAAGTCATGGATTAAAGATGTTTCTGAAGCATATACTGAAAAGCATATGTCCAGAAAAATGAGAGTTCCTGGAAAAAGAAATACTCTAATCGGAACTGACGGATATAGAAAAAATGCAATGGAAGTTATGGGAATTTCTAGTATAAAGAATTTCATAAATAGAAATAGAAAAAAGTAAAGTAAAAAGTTTTCTCATGAAAAAGCATATTGCTGAAGATTTACCTGCAAGAAAATTCCCACAGGCGTCTTTATCAAAAGGTGGTGG